CGCTTGGAGAGATTCAAGTAGTGAATATCTCATTCATAACAAACGGTGCAATAACTTCAGCTATATAGTACATTTTAAATAACAACCCCAATTTAATATGGCGACAAAAAGAAACGTAGACCTTATCACTGAAGCTTTTAGTGATGTGATGACAGCTAGAAGGAAATATGAACTAAAAAGTCCTAATGGCGAAATATTAAAAGAGATTTATTTTCCACCTTTAACTAGACACGACAGAATACAAGCACAAGCTGCTGCTGGTACTGATGAAGCTTTGGCTATATCTACTAGGCTTCTTTGCCAACTTGCAGAGAACGAAGATGGATCAAAAGCTTTTGTTTCTGCTGATGCTGAAAACCTTAAAAGGTTTTTACCAGAGACAGTTTTAAATGATTTAGAGCTATTTATGATGGATATCCAACTTGATGTTAATACAGCAAAAAACGATTAAAGCGAGATAACTGGTTAAATTTTGAGTTTTTTCTCGCATCAGAATTAGGAAAGTCTTTACAAGAATTAAGAAAATCTATGACGGAAGAGGAGTTGATACATTGGGCTGGATATTACGAAGTTAAAAATGAAAGAGAAAAACAAGAAATGAATCGTCAAAAGGCAAAAGCAAGGTAGAATATAAAAAAGGCTTTTTTATTTGTGGCACAGGCAAATGTAAAACTTACCGTTGATGCTACTGGTGCGACTAGAGCTTTACAGGGTGTTCAGAATAAAACAAATCAATTACAAAAAGCATTTGGTGGTTTAAGAACAGCAATAGCAGGTGTAGGAATAAGTGTTTTAGCAAAAAGAACAATATTAGCAGCCACAAGTTTTGAAAAATTAAATCAAAGATTAAAAATACTTACAAAAGACAATGGAACTTACAGTCAGTCTTTAAAACTGGCTGAAGATGCACAAACAAAATTTGGGTTAAGTTCTATTGACGCATTAGAAGGTGTAACTAATTTACAAGCAAGACTTGCCCCACTTGGTTCAACAATGGATGAAATAAGTGCAATATTTAACGGATTTAACACAGCAGCAATTTTATCTGGTGCTTCAACTCAAGAACAAGCTGGAGCGATGCGTCAGTTAACTCAGGCTTTGGGTTCTGGAGTTTTAAGAGGTGATGAGTTTAATAGTATTTCAGAACAAATGTCGGCTGTTTTAAAACCAATAGCAGATCAGTTAGGTGTGAATGTTGGTGCTTTAAGAGACATGGCAGCACAAGGCAAAATAACAAAAGATGTAGTGGTTGCAGCTTTTAAAGAAATTGAAAAACAAGGAAGTAAAGCTTTGAAAGAATTGATAAAGAATGATCCAACAATGGTTTTTAAGGTTTTAAGTAATGAAACTGAAAAACTATCTATTACAGTTGGAAGTTTGCTTGCTCCTGCTGTGTTAGATGCTTTGAGAACAATTACGAATTTAACAAGGGCAGTCACAGAGTTTGTTCAATCGCCAATAGGTAAAACAGCCGCAATATTTACTGGTATTGCTTTAGCTGTTAAAGGATTTACAGGTGCAATTACATTATTGACTGCTGTTCAAACTATTTTAATTGTTAAATTTAAAGCTACAACTATTGGTGCTATAGCTTTTGCAAAGGCATCTGCAACGGCCTCAATAGCAACAAAAGCACTTGCAATCTCAACAGGAGCTTTAAGTATTGCTTTAAATGCTTTGCCATTAGTGGGGCTTGCAACTGCGTTTGGTTTAGTTACAACTGCAATTATTAGAAATAATCAAGAACAAAAAAAATATAATGATTTAGTAAAACAAGGTGGTGAAGAAGAAATTAAAGCAGCAATCAAGACTCTTGAAGCTAGAGAAGCAGTTCTTGAAATACAAAGAAGAGGTGGAAGTTTAAGAAGAGAAGCTTTAGAAAATATTAGAGAACAAATAGTAGAACTTCAAAATCGTCTTAAAATTGTAAAAGATGGAAAGAACGCTATTGATGAAACCACAAATGCAACAGGAAAATTAAGTGAAGCATTTACAAAAGTGGGAGATAATATAGCAACTGGTGTTTCTGATGCTTTACATGATGCAGTAATGCAAACAAAATCACTAGGAGATGCTGCAAGGTCAATATTACAAGGCATAGCAAGTGATCTTTTAAGACTTGGTATAAATACATTTTTAAAAGGTACTTTTGGGGGTATATTTTCAAATCTTCCAGGTTTTGCTAATGGTGGTAGACCGCCAGTAGGTAGAGCCTCACTCGTGGGCGAAAAAGGGCCAGAAATTTTCGTTCCTTCCACTGCTGGTACGATTATTCCAAATAACAAAATAGGTGGTATGAGTGGCCCAACAAATATAGTTGTTAATGTCGATGCTTCTGGTTCTAATGTAGAAGGAAATGAAGATGAAGGAAAACAACTCGGTATTGCATTATCAGCAGCGATAGAATCAGAATTAATTAAGCAGAAAAGACCTGGAGGCTTACTTGCATAATGGCTACTTTTCCATCAATCTCACCAACCTACGGACAACAAAAAAGATCCGCACCAAATACTAGAACAGTTCGTTTTGCTGATGGTTACGAACATAGAATATTATTTGGGTTGGCTAGTCATCAAAATCCTAAAACTTATAACCTTACTTTCAACGTATCAGAAACAGATGCGGACACCATAGAAGGATTCCTTGATAGTCGTGCAAATGATAGTGCCAGCTTTACTTTTACTCCACCAGGGGAAGGGTTTACAAAGACAGGAACTTATTCTCAATCAGGAACTACAGTAACAATTACAATAACAAGTCATGGTTTAGCTGTAGGAGATGAACTTACTATTGATTACACCTCTGGATCTGCAACTGATGGTACTTTTCTTGTCGCTTCGGTAACGGATTCAAATGTCTTTACTGTTACTGCTGCTGCTAGTGCTACCAACAGTGGGAATGTTTCGATTACTTTATCTGGTGCAAGTCAATTTGTTTGCGAAAGTTGGTCAAAATCTATACCATATAACAATAGAGCAACAATAAACGCAACATTTAGAGAGGTGTTTGAACCATGAGCAGTTCTGCTATTGTTAGCAATCTTCAAAATGTAAATCCATCATCAATAATAGAACTTTTTACCTTACAACTTGATAATAGTTTGCATGGTGCGACTACTGTTTATAGATTTCATAATGGCTCATCTTTAAAAGATAATGGAGAAATAGTTTGGGCTGGTAATACATATCAAAGATTTCCAATACAAGCAGAAGGTTTTCAATATGGTAAAGGTCAATTACCTAGACCTACATTAACTGTTAGTAATGCACTTGGAACCATTACAGCAATTTTATTAAATGTAAATGCTACCACTACTGGTAATGATCTAACAGGTGCGACTGTTACTAGAATAAGAACTCTTGCAAGGTTTATTGATGCTGTTAATTTTCCTAGCAATGTAAATCCTTATGGAACACCTGATGCAACAGCAGAGTTTCCACAGGAAATCTATAAAATAGATAGAAAAGCAGCAGAAAATAGAGAAATAGTTCAATTTGAATTAGCTTCAGTATTTGATCTAGCTGGTATCAGAGCGCCAAAAAGACAATGTACCAGATCAGATTTTCCTTCTATTGGCACGTTTAACGGATGAATTGGAAAGAAGCTGCTCTTGCTCATGCGAAAGACCAAGATCCTAAAGAATGTTGTGGTTTATTATTAAATATTAGAGGGAAAGAAAGGTATCATCCTTGCCGTAATCTATCTGCACAGTCAGATGAATATTTTATTTTAGATCCAGAAGATTATATAAAAGGCAGTAACTTAGGAGAGATTACAGCTATTATTCATAGTCATCCTGATACACCACCTGTTGCTAGTCAGGCAGATAAGATGAGTTGTGAGCAGACTAAATTACCTTGGTATATCGTTAATCCTAAAACAGAAACGTGGGGATATTATGAGCCATGTGGATATGAAGCACCTTTGCTTGGTAGACCTTGGGTCTGGGCTGTAACAGATTGTTGGTCGTTAGTAGTTGATTGGTATAAAAAAGAAAAAGGAATTAAATTATTAGATTATGAAAGACCAACAAGAATAGAAGATTTTACAGATGATCCAGTATTTGAAAGGTATCTACCTAGTAGAGGTTTTAGGTTATTAAGACCAGAAGAACCATTAATCAATGGAGATGTTTTGGCAATGAGTATTTTAGGAAAAGGATTAAATCATGTGGCTATTTTTATAGATGGGGATGTTTTGCATCATTCAGCCGATAGACTATCTTGTAGAGAGCCATACAGTCCTTGGTTGTTAAAATGTACAGGAGGGAGGTATCGTTATGCTGCGTAAAATAAAATTATATGGTGAACTTGCAGAGTTTATAGGTCATAAAGAATTTGAAGTGCAAGTTGATAGCTTACAGAAGGCAGTAAGTTTTCTTGTTAATAATTTTCCACAAGTTGAAGCATATATGAATCCAAAATATTATCAAGTAAAAGTTGGCAATTATGCAATAGATGAATCAGAAATACATGATCCTATAGGTAAAGAAGATATACATTTTGTTCCTGTTATAACTGGCGCAAGAGGATTTGGAAGGATTTTATTAGGTGCTGCTTTAATTGCAGGTGCTTTTTTAGTTCCAGGTTCAACTTTAGTATTCGGAAAAGGTTTTGCAGCTTCTTTTGCAAAAGCAGGGTTTTTAACAAAAGCTGCTGTAGGTATTGGAGCTAGTTTAGTTTTGTCTGGTGTTAATGATCTGTTATTTCCTTTACCTGATTTGCCTGATTTTAGTTCAGAAGAAGATCCAAGATTATCATTTAGTTTTTCTGGTACGCAAAATACAGCAAGGGCTGGTACACCTGTACCAATAGTATATGGAGAAATTATGACAGGATCAGTTGTAATCAGTACTTCTCTTGATACTCAGCAGGTACAAGCATGACAGATATATCAAAAAAGATTATTGGTGCTAGACGAAAGAAGAGAACACCACCACCCCCGACCAGAACTCCTGATACTTTACATAGTAAACAGTTTGCTACTTTTCTTGATCTAATATCTGAAGGAGAAATAGAAGGC